TTGATAGTTGGCAATAACGGATCAGGCAAATCAACAATGCTTGATGCGTTATGTTTTGCATTGTTCGGTAAAGCATTTCGTAGTATCAATAAACCAAACCTTGTCAATTCCATCAATGGAAAAGATTGTATAGTTGAAGTTGAATTTGATGCTGCAAATAAATCATACAAAGTTGTTCGTGGTATCAAACCTAACGTATTTGAAATCTATCAAGATGGAACACTACTCAACCAAGATTCTGCCGCAAGAGACTATCAAGAATTTCTAGAGAAGTTCATTCTCAAACTAAACTATAAATCGTTTACACAAATTGTTATTCTTGGTTCTGCATCATTCACACCGTTCATGCAGTTGTCTGCTTCTGACCGTCGTGCAATCATTGAGGACTTGTTAGATATTCAAATATTTTCTTCAATGAATGGTGTGGTTAAAGAAAGATTATCTGGTAACAAAGATTCTATTCAATCAACAAAGAATGATCTTGAAGTTACAAAGAAAATATACGATGTCAAGAAGAAACATCACGATGAACTTCAACAAGACAAACAAGTAAAGGAAAACGAATATGCTAGTGAGATACAAAGTTGCAGAGAAACCATTCTCACCCTACATAGAGAGATTGACGATCTGGAGCGACAGAAACAAACATATACCGAAGTCTGCTCGAAAATTCCTGAAAATGAAAAGAAGATTGCTTCGCTTAAAAAAATTGAATCCAAAATTGAAAGCAAGATATCCCAAGTGGGAACAGATAGAGAATTCTATGAACACAATGCTGATTGCCCAACGTGTAGGCAGGCCATTACCTTGGAGTCTAAGGAACGGCACATGGGCGATCTACTATCAAAACAACAGGAACTTGATAGTGGTCTAACAGAACTTCAAGTCAAGATAGTAGAGCATGAAACTTTAATGGCATCTTTGCGTTCCGATGAACAGAAACTTCATACTGTACGAATCGAACTTGCTACCAAACAAACTGGTAAGTCTGGATTAGAAGCAGCGATTGTAAAATTAGAAAAGAAGATTACAGATTTACAAAACACACAACACACACAAGACGGAAGCGAATTAAAAGAACTACAGGACACCTATGAATCTTTACAAGGTCAATTAAAAGAGTTGTTGGATGAGAAGTCTTATTATGAAGCTGCCGCAATACTATTAAAAGATTCTGGTATTAAAACCAAAATTATTAAACAATATCTACCAATTATAAACAAGTTGGTAAACAAATACTTGGCATCATTGGATTTCTTTGTTAATTTTACGCTTGACGAATCGTTCAAGGAAGTGATAAAATCTAGACATAGAGATGATTTTAGTTACCACAATTTCTCGGAAGGTGAGAAACAGCGTATCGATATGGCACTTATGTTGACATGGAGAGCAGTTGCTAAACTAAAGAACTCTGCAAATACTAATCTATTAATATTAGATGAAGTATTTGATTCTAGTTTAGATACTGGTGGTACAGAAGAATTGATGAAAATTTTACACATGTTAGAGGGTGTCAATCTATATGTCATTAGTCATAAAGGTGATATTCTACATGATAAGTTTGCCAATGTTATTAAATTTGATAAAGTAAAAAACTTCTCAAGGATGGTGAAATGATAGAAATAAGTGGACATATGGATAAAGATCGCAAAGCGATTGTATGTTTAGATGAAGAAACAAAAAAATATATTGTGACCTGTACGGATAGTTTTGGTGCAAGATATACCTCAGACTTTTTAACTTTACATGCAGCAGAAAACTTTGCTGAAGAATGGGTACTACAAAAATGAGTGAAATGATTAGTATTAATACCGAAGAAGGTATTACGTCATCTGTCAAAGATGCAGAATTAGATGTACTTCCAGTTTATCCAGATGCATTCCCAATGCTTCAAGAAAAAGTTCCTGAGTACAAAGATGCGTTACCTAGTGGAACTATGACTGTTCTAGTCAAACGATTGAAGATGACAATGAAAGCATACAACGGTTTAGGATTGTCTGCAAACCAATGTGGAGTCTTTGAACGAGTTTTTGTAATGCGTATGCAAGATAGAAATGAAATAAAAAATGTTGCATGTATCAATCCAAAAATTATTGATGAATCTGATGAAATCATAAGAGATAAAGAAGGTTGTCTTTCATACCCAGGAATGTTTCTTACAGTACCTAGATCACAATGGATTACTGCTTCATGGTATGATGAGAACGGTGAAGGTTACGAAGCAAGACTTGATGGTATACAAGCAAGAGTATTTGCACATGAACTAGATCATCTAAACGGTGTTAAGATGACTGACTATGTTGGTCCTGTTGCAGTTAAGATGGCAAGAGATAAACAAGCAAAGTTGATGAAGAAAATTAAGCGACAAATAAAAAACGGAAAACACCAAAACCCTATATAATATTATGAAATACAAACCATACACACTTGCAGATATGAATGCTGCATCTGAACAAAATCTGTTTACTGTTATCAGTACCTTTGCAGGTGCGGGTGGATCATCTACTGGATATAAACTTGCCGGTGGTAAAGTGCTTGTGTCTAACGAATTCGTTGACCATGCATACGAATCATACAAGTTAAATCATCCTGGGACAGTTGTATTGACTGGTGACATTAAAGAGATTGAAGGTTCTCAGTTTTTAGATGCTGCGAATCTATCTCCAGGTGAATTGGATATCTTTGATGGTTCTCCACCATGTACTCACTTTTCTATGTCAGGCAAACGTGAGAAGTCATGGGATAAAGAAAAGAACTATCATGGACATAAACAGTTTCAGATTGAGAAACTAACTTTGGAAATGATTCGTATCGCAAAAGATTTACGACCAAAGACCATTGTTATTGAAAACGTGAAAGCATTATCATCAGGTAAGGCAAGAGACTATCTAAATTCGTTCAAGTATGAATTAGAACAAATTGGTTATAAGTGTATATCACATATTTTAAATGCATCACACTTTGGTGTACCTCAAGGACGTGAGAGAACATTCATTATCGGTGTTCGCAATGATGTTGCAGAAACACTTGGTATAGAAGATTATAATTTATATCAAACATTGTATCCTGAACCATCAGGAAGAAAACTTTCACTACAAGGTGCGTTTGATGGATTAGATGCTGATCCTAACTATGCAGTTGAATGTCAAAACGAAAGAGACAAACTTGCAAAAGGAAACATTGTTGTGCGTGAAGTATTGAAGAAGATACCACACAATCCACATAAACAAATGCAGTTCTGTGATTACCTAATGAATGTTGCAGCAGAGAATCCAAACGAACCAAAACTATCAAAATTTAAAGATCGTGCATCATACTTCAATTACTTCCGTTGTTCATGGGAAACCCCATCGCCGACAATTACAGGAAGATGCCACTCTTACTTTCACCCGTCTGAGGACAGATGTTTCACTTTGAAAGAATTGATGCGTATCATGAGTTTACCAGATGACTTCAAGTTTGCTCCAGGTAGTGAAGAAGCAATGGAAGAACGTATTGGATTAATGGTTGCACCTAAAGTCATGCAAGCTATATCATCTAACCTTTACAACAAAATACTTAAACCTTATAAAGAGTTACAATAATGAAAGAGTTTTTTATAGACACGGACATTGGACTTGACGAAGCACAAAAGTATCATGGTCGTGTTCCTACAGAAGATGACTATGATTTGGTTGTTGATGCTGATGAAATCGATGATGACTTTCGTGTTTGGGGTCCTGCAAATATGTTCGGAGAAAGAGAACTACTTGCAGGTGTAGCACGTAAAGCATTTCCAAAAGACATATACGATGATTGTGTTTATACAATGATGGAGATAAATCACACTTCCGATCTACGTACTGCACAAGCAGGACCATGGGATCCTGACGAACTACTTAAAAATTTTGGATGGGTAGAAGGTGAACACTACATGTTCAAAGGTAATACTCGCAATGCATTGATTCGCAAAAAGAAAGATGGTACATGGGATACCGTCGCAAGAGGTAAAGCAATCCATAGTGTTCTACTTGGTTATAAGAAGGGTAGATTTACTGGTCAGATAGAATTAGATGCATGGTCAAAGAAGAATCCAGAAAAACAAAAAGTATTCTTTGACATGAATCATTATGCTGCACAAGCATATGAGTTCATTGCACCGAAAGAATATAAAAATCAAGTTATGTTTGCAGACAAGTATATTAAGAAAGATCATAGATTAAACGACACAATCTTTACTACGATGTCAGCAAACAAATATACAGAGAATGATACATCGATGATGGGTTATCATATCGATGCAGGTGATTTGAATTCAAGTCTCACATGCATATCTGTATTTAAAGTTGGTGACTACAAAGGTGCATACTTTATTGTACCACAACATCGTGTCGCAATATCAGTTGGTGATGGTGATGTGTTTGTTGGTGACAGTCGTAAACAACATGGAGTAAGTGAAATTGAAGGACCTGGGACTAGATTGTCCTGTGTCTCTTATTGTGATACTAGGATGGCGAATGTTAAATAATTTCTTTATACCAACATACAAAAGACATGATGCACAAATAACTTTTAGTAATCTACCAAAGTCTTGGCAAGATAGAACATTTTTAGTTGTGCAACAAGATGAACAACACCTATACAAAGATTATCCGCACATAGTGTTACCTGTTGAGATAACTAAGGTACCAGAGAAACGTGAGTGGATTGCAAAACAAAATCTTGACAAACGATTTGGTGTCTTTGATGATGACTTGAAGTTCTTTAAAACCAAAATGATTAATGATGATTATGAAAAGTCAAAAATCAAAATGGAAGATAAAGATTTTGATGACCTAGAAGAATTATTGTGTGGTTGGATGGATGAAGGTATTGTGTTTTGTGGTATGGACGTAACATCTAACATACCTGATCGTGAAAAAGAATACAAAGAGATTACTAGACAATGGTCTAACTTTTTCTTTGATGGTCCAAACTTTCCTGCGAATGAATTGGATTGGACTAGTATA